AATGTTTCTGGTGAGATATTGTATTGCATCATCAAATGTGGATACAGACTGTCTAAGTCAAATGATGCGACCCACTTATGCATACCAACTTGTGGATCTTTCACGTATGCGCCTTCAAATGCCGCATCTTTCTCTTTGATTACTCTCGGCGGCACAACAATCTTTTTTTGCAAAAGATAATTGTAGATCAGAGAATCCCACATGCGAGTTTGAGCAAACACATCATCATAATTACTCTTCGTGTCATAAGCAAGAGTCAAAGCCAATTCGATCAACTTTAACTTGTCTTCAAGTTTCAGAATCAGTTGAACGTCTTTAATGTTATACTCAATAAACTTTTGGAAGTTTAGACGATAGAGTGCATGAAGATTTTCATATTCATCATATGAAATTTTGTTTTCGCCAATTTCTACGTTGGCAATGTTATCAAGACGATAAGACTCTTGCGACTTACCACTTGGAGCATACCATTTGTATAATTCAATGTAATCAAGAACAGCAACACCAGATATATCATAAGACTTCTGTTGTTTGCCTTTGATGAAAGTAACTCTTTCGTTCATCAAATTCCAAGGCGAAAGTTTTTTTGATTCATCTTCACCGAGAATCTTATTGATTCTGTTGACGAGATACGGTATATCGAAGAACTTGATATTCCAACCAGAGATAACATCAGGACAGTCATGCATCCAATCTTCAAGAAACATTTTGCATAGATGATATTCGTCACGACACTTGAAATATGTAACGTTATCATCATAGTTGTTGAAGTCTCCACAACCATATACGCGAGTTTTACCATTCATTCGTGTCCAACAAATGGCTGTGATTGGCTCTGTTGCCTGATATGGATCAGGAAAGCCATTCTCTGAACCGACCTCAATATCGATTACATCGATGGCAAGATGTTCTTGATCCCATTCGATAGTTTTGGGATGTTCATCCGTGATGAATGCGTATTCATAACGAGTATTGCCAAAGATTTTGATATTTGAAACTTCAGAATACTTCTTGACAAAATCTTTTGCGTCACGCAAATCACCAAACTTCATCGGCTCGAGGTTTTCACCGTCGAGTGATTTCCATTCTGATGGTTTGTTTGATGGCAAAAACAAAGTCGGCGAGTAAGGCACTTTGAGCTTAACCCGCCGACCATTCTTTACACCACGATAAAGAATATTGTTGCCGTAAGATACTACATTAGTATAATACTGCGTCATTGAAGTTTCGAAACAGACGATGCAATTTGAATGCCTGATCCGAAAATTTGATTGTATTGATTAATGAGCTCTGTGACTGGAGTTGAAGAGAACAAAACGTCATCTTTGGAAATGTCAAAGCCGGTGTTAAACTCTTCTGCATATTCAACAAAAGAAGAGAAAGCAATGCCGCCTTGGTCACCAGCACTCCTTGGTGGAATGTTAACAACTTGAACTGGCTTCTTGACCTTGTAAGAAATCGGAGACTCTTCAACATCACCCAACAGAGTGTGATTAGTCTTGAGAGTTAAAAGTTTAATGCTCATAGTTGCACCTCATAGGAAGGATCGAAAACTTCTAGTGTGACCCACTTTTTAGGAAAAAGCATTTCACGACCAACAAAATCTTTCATGTCATAAGTTGGGTCTTGAATCAGACCGACCAACTCAACCATGCCGTCATATTCACGGAGATGCAAATCATATTTTGTTGCGGGAAACAACTTGTGCTTTTCTGCAAGCTTCTTAGCGACTTCAAAAGTATTCATAGATCCTCAATTAAAAATGAAAAAATAATTATATTACATAACATCATTGGTGTCAATAAAAAAATCACTCTTTGCCTAAGAAAGAAGACAAATTAGGCGGTTGCCAGCCTTCAGGCTTCATAACTTTGCCGTTGGCATCTTTGTTAACTTTGCCTGTTTGTGGATCAATCTTATTCAAGTTTGTTTTAGATACTTCTTTCCATGCACCTTCAACATCGAAACCTTTCACATGACAGAATCCTAAAATTACCCAAATCATGTCCATGCAGGCGTCAAGTTGTTCAACTTCATCCTGAACCTCAATTGCCTCACGAAACTCATGGTACTCTTCTGTAATCAAATCATAATAAAGTCTGACATTTTCTGGTGATGGATTTTGATCACATGCTTTTTGAAACTTATCTACATCAGCGGGCATCTTCATTTTATTCTCCAATTTTCTCATGATAATTTTACCATCTTCCTCAACAATGTCAAGCTCATCATCTTCTTTCCATCCAAGTTCATTCAGAATTTCATCAGGAATTTCCAAGATCGCATCACCATTGTCTTCGATTTTAATTACTTTAGCTTCATAAGTTTTCATAATTTATTGACCTCAACTTTACACTTTTTTAAAAATTCTATACCAGATGAATCACGGTAATCATTTCTGTAAAAGATGGATTTGATACCTGATTGATATATCAACTTTGCACACTGTAAACATGGCGCGTGGGTTACAAAAAGATAAGCATCCTCACTAGAATTAGTTGATCTAGATATTTTTGCGAGACAGTTTGTTTCAGCATGAAGAACTTCTGGTCTTGTTACATTTTGTGCAGGAGTTACAGATCGCCCGTCAATGTCAACAACCTCAGAGATATCAACTTCACATTTGTTATCCCAACCAGAAGGCATGCCATTATATCCAATGCCAATGATTGTGTCGTTCTTTACTGCGACACAACCAACTTTTAATCTTTGAGCAGAAGAAAGTTGTGCATATACTTCTGCAACTTTCATGTGAGCATCAATAAACTTCTTTTTCATAATATATGAAAGGGAGATTTCTCTCCCTTTCCCATCAAGATTTATCTTCTGTCAATAATTCCTGTTTGGATTTACCAATCAGAATCTTCTTTGGCTTCTTCTCTTCAGGAATAACATTTTCTAATTCAATTGAAAGAATGCCATTGTTCAAATCGGCACCTTTAACTTGAATTGTATCTGCTAACGTAATCGTCTTGTGAAAAGAACGAGTAGCAATACCTCTGTGAATATAAGTTTTGTTTTCGCTCACATCATTTGTGATCTTGCCTCTGATGTGAAGAACATTCTTTTCAACTTCAATGTCAATATCTTCTCTTGAAAATCCAGCAACAGCAAGTTCTACTGTGTAGAGATTTTCTCCAGTTTTAACGACGTTGTGATGTGGAAAAGATGGCTTGTCGGCTACCATATCAAGAGCATCAAGAATATCATGAAAACGTTCAAAACCAACTAAAGATGGGTGTGCAAAACGAGTTAATGTCATGTTTATCTCCTTTAAATTAAGCGAGTTAAAAAAATCCTCACCCTATAGGCGTGAGGTCGAGGGTTATTTTACTTGTTTAACCTCGTATACAAGTTCCCATTCCAAGGAAACTATTTCTGCGTTTTGAAAGCTGCCTTGTTGACAAGAAACTTTCTCGCAGGATTATTGTCACGATAAACCTTAATGAACGTTATACCATCTGTTTCATATGTCTCATTAAGGTTTTCGCAAAATACTTCTTCACCATTATATATGTTTTTTAGCTTTACCACCGTAATCGTTCTCACAATATTTCTCCATATTATAGTTTCTTACCAATAGAATACTTTGTAACGAGTTGCCATTCATCCTTTTCTTTGTACGAAAGAATCTTGATTTGATGAAGTGGTGCTAATTCATTCACCGGTGAAAGAGTCTTTACCAAACCCCATTCTTCAAGAAGTTTTGCAATGGCATTTCTTCTATGCAAATCGTTGTCTGTTATGCTAGATGGTTTGCCGTCTAAAGCAAACAACTCTTTAAAGTGTACTATCGCATATCGGCCTTGTTTATGCAAGATATGGCAAGACTGATAAAGAATCTTTTCCTTACGTGATGAAACTCCAATCCGAGTAAGTGTCTCTTTTACCTTTAAGAAATCGTCTTCCTTCTCAAGCTTTACTTCGACACCAAATCCTCTAAAAATATCATTCATTTTTTGCCCCTTTTGAGGTTCTTGTTATACCGCCCTTATCATTAAGAGCTTTTAATTGTTGGATTTGTTCATCACCAAGTAGGCTGAGAGCTTCACGGGCTTTAGTTGTTGAAATGCCATAATAACGTTTGACACATTCCAAATCTTCGGCTTTCTCTGGTTTTACCCACTTCATGAATGGTCTTTTCCTTGACCGTATGGTATTTATCAAAAATGAATTTTGCATTACCTTGTCTAGGTGTGGGCGTCTATTGACTTCATTTACATAAAATACACAATCCATGTGTTGGGAAAGAGAACGATTTACGATGAAAGGTATATAGACATTCTCTGACTGTTCATTCAATATGTTCTTTTTACCATAGAGAATCTCATTTACGAAGTCAAAAGGAGTCACTCTAATTCCTTTATAATAAACGAACTATAATCTGGTTTCGAAATACATCTAACTTTCTCGTAACCTTTCCATGAAAACTTTTTCAATTCGATTGGAGAGTTTAGAATATTTTTCCTATCTGTAATCGCAAAAGACGTACAGTTTTCATTGAACATAACGAAATAAAAATCTAAGTCTAGAAACTGTTTTTCTGTTAAATATTTACCTTTTCTTTCTTGAAGAAAATGTAATACTTTAAAAGGAAACTTTAGTCTTGTTCCCCATGTATGGGAACATTCAACTTCAATATATGCAACCTTATTTCCTTTGTCATCATAACCAATCAAATCTACACCATACTGGTTAGGATTGTCTTTAACAACTGCGATGTTTTTGCAAACTTTAGGTACTACGATTTTAGCTAACTTTCTAGCTGGATCATCATAAAGTTTCAAACCTTCTTCAACGGTAAAATCTGATCTGTGATGTGTCATAGGAACTCACAATTCACCATCAATTCAGTAAGACAGGCGACAACGTTGATTTCAGAATCAGCAACGAATGCCTGCTTGTATTGATAGTCAGCAAGAATTAAAACTGCACCAGGAATAGATTGTGGTTTTAGGCACTCATAGAGATTGTCATAAATCTTTCTATAGAGTGTGGCAGGATCAACGTCGTTACTGGCAACCCACTTACGAAGAGAACCGAAGTCTTTCTCTTTCATAAACTTGATAACGTCAGTAACACCAACGTCAGCAATTTGAGTTAGAATGCCAGTATCGATCTTACCAAACTGTGAGTAACGTTGAAGTTCATTGATGATGCGGCGAAAGTCTGGAAAGTGTTTCTTGATTAATTCAGCAATCACCTTATCATCGAATTCAACATTCTCACTTCGTAGAATATCTTGAGTTCTCTTGAAAAGAAACGAAGCCATCTTAGCTTTCTCTCCGTTCTTGAGTAAGAATTCTACAACAGCACAACGCGAATGCAGAGGTTCAATGATCTTGTTCTTGTAATTACAAGTAAAGATGAAAGAACAATTACTTGAAAATTCTTCTATTGCGTTTCTGAATGCCGCTTGAGCATTGGGTGTGAGATAGTCTGCCTCATCAATGATGATAACTTTTCGACCACCAGAGAATGAAAGAGAAGAGGCATAGTTCTTGATCTTGTAACGAACAACGTCAACACCGTTGTCATCAGAACCATTGATTACGAGATAGTCACAACCAACTTCTTCACACAATGCTTTAGCAACGGTGGTCTTACCAACACCGGCAGAGCCTGTCAAAAGTAAGTTGGGAATATTTTTTTGAACGACATACTCCTGAAATGGCTTTTTGAGCCTTTCAGGAAGTATGCATTCTTCAATAGTCTTTGGACGATATGCTTCGACCCAAAGAAATTGATCGGGCGTTTTGTTCATCATGTAGGTACTCCTCAAAAGTGTTACGTTTTACATCTTACTTCTTCTTGTATTCGCCACCCTTTTCTGTGGTAACCCAATACTGAATCGGCTTACTCTTACTCTTGAAAGTAGCAAAGCCTTTAGAAGAAATTGAAACATCATAAGAATCAGGAATCATCTTCATGTTTTCTGTCTTAAAGATCATCTTGTAAGAATCACCATTGCCATCAGCAATTTCAAGAGAGTTTACGTGAGAAGAATCATCAGAAGAATCAAAAGAAATCAAACTAATCTTCTTGCCATTTGATTGAACACCAATTTGCGGAGAAGAAAGAACAGAGGCAGTCTGAAGAATCCAATCGAAGTCTTCTTGCTTCAGTTCAAATGTAATCTCAGGATTGGAGAGTTCTGGATTGCCTTTTTCTGGCGGTGCAGTGACCATGTTTGATGGGCATCCGCGATAACTAATCTTTGAACGACCAGCTTTGCCAGAAATAACAATGTCATTGCCCTTGAATTCCAAATTCAATTCATCTTTGTAGAGAGAGATGATTGAAAGGAAATTATTCAGATCATAAATTCCAACTTCAACAGGAAACTCTTCACTGACGACAGCATCAGCAAGAATGTTCTTGTGATTTGAAATAGTCCTGATTGATTTGCCAGGCTTGATCAAAATGCCTTGATTGATGTTAGCAAAGTTTTTCAGAATTGAAACAGTGTCATTAGAAATTTTCATGATATATCCTCAAATAGAAACAAACTGCATTATAAATTACTTTCGAATTAATTGCAAGACCTCATCTATTTTCTTACCTAAATCTTCAATTGTGCCGTTATTCTCGATTTCAAAATCGAAATCTGTGCCTATCCAATCCCACTCCGATATGTGTGTGTTTTTACCAATCATGTAACCATTTCTTTCATAATCTATCGTCAATTTGGATAGACCTTCAACCCAATCAGGATCTTCTCCTCTCTTGACTCTAATCACAAACCCACCAGCGTTTTGAATATACTTTATTTCATTTTGAAAACGAACATCAGTTACAACAACATCACGACCTTTGGCTCTATTTAAAAGAGAAGCTACCCATATGTCTTTATGAAAAACATCACGGCCAGCCTCCGTACCCATTAACTGTAACGCCATTCTAGGTTTAAATGTATAACCAAATTTTTCAGTCCAAAATGCGTCTGGTTCTTCACGCCACTTGCGAGAAACTTCCGTATCGCCTTCCAACATTTCTCTTGGCCAACCAAAGATGATTGAACATGCATCTTTGAGTGGCTTGGCGAAACTATCTTTGTGAAATCCTTTTTGTTCAAGAATGTCACCGATAGTTCCTTTACCAGAGTTTATGAAACCGACAATACCAATTAGCATTAGAGTCTACCAGTATGCTCAGCAATCTTTGGCATGTTGCCAGTGAAGGCATAAGTTCCGATGTGTTGTGTTCTCATCCACGGACACAAGTAGATTTGTCCACCCATCTTTCTCCACATTTGACAGAACATATAGTCTTCAGAGAGATAACGGTCTGTACCGCCGCCGGTGATACTATCTTTACTATCGATGACAGTATCGAAGAACGCATGAATGTAACGAGAACCATCAAAGTTTTTCTGACCAACGTGATCAGGTTTGTAGTGAATCATCGGATATTGTTTTGCCATTTTGTCAAAGACTTCACGCTTGACCATCATAAAACCTGTACCAATCTCCAACACTTCAAGAGGTTCAGTAACCGAGAATTGTTTTGTTCCCTTGACGACGTTGAAAACGTAATCACCAACAAGGTTTTCTAATTCACCAGGATCAAGATCGGGCTTCTTTCTTGCTGCGTGAGCAATGTTACTCCAATTGATAGACTTCTTTGGATAAGGCCCACCAATTACATCTTTGTCCAATGCCAATAGTGCAATAACGTCTTGTGGATTGTAATTGATATCCGAGTCAATGAAGAGTAGATGTGTGCAATCGGATCGAATAAATTCATCAACAAGATAATTTCTTGCGCGAGTAATCAAAGATTCATTGAACAAAAAAGAGAATCGAACTTCTACACCATAACGAACTAATGTGCCTTGCAAGTCTAAACAAGATTTGAGATATAGACCGTGAGCCATGCCACCATACATTGGCGTTGCTACAAACAACTTATTCTTTTTTAAATCTTCTACTTTTACTTTTATTTCCATGTTTCACCTGTCCATAAAAAAAGAGGAAGTAACACCTATATGTATTACTTCCTCCAAAGGTTTTCAAACTTTTTTAGGCAAAAGCGCGAACGCCTTGCTTGCGAAGAGCTTCGACGCCGGCAGCAACGACACGCTTGTTGGGTCGGCCGAGGCGGTAGAAGCTTACACGACGACCATCGGAGAGGGTCTTGGTGTTGGTGTAAATGCAATGACCTTCGCTGCGAAGCTCATCGATGCGAACAGAAACGTTTTCGATACCGAAACGAGCCCGAGCTTGTGCGACGGTAAGAGTATTGTAACCACCTTGCTTAGAAAGGAACTTGAGAATCTTATCTTTTGCTGACATAACGAATTACTCCATTTAAAAGAATCGCAGTTTAGATATTATTTGAGAGGCGATTCGTTACTCTCAAATTACTATTGTAACAAATTTGAAAACAATGTCAAGTGTTTTTCAGGTAAATTAGAACGGTTGCGGATCAGTGCCTGTCTCACCGCCAGTTCCCGAAACACCTTGCGGTGCCAGAATTGTTTCTGCCGAAGCACCAGCATCAACCTTTGTATACAGGTCAACGAAAGATGCCTTGGTGTCATCATCGAATCGATTCAAACACATGGTGATTGCCTTCATCTTGTTTTGAAAGACTTGGTAACTCTTCACGATATGAACCAGACGGCGAGTAGAAATCACCTCATCGCAACCACCAACATCAAAGGTTTTGCGAATAACATCAGCCCAAGTCACCAGTTTATCGGCAAAGTCATCGTCAGCCATATTGACTGATTCCAACTCCTTACGAATGATTTTCTTCTCAACAGTCATCGGCGGCCATTCTTGCTCAAACGTATTGAAGAATCGCTCGAGGAAGGCTTCGTTCAGAACATTCGTATACATATAACGGCCGTCTTCTGAACCTTTACCTTTCGTATTCGCGGTAGCAAACACGGTGAAACCTGGCGTTGGCACAATCAATTCACCCTTCTTCTTCAGAAGAAACGGTTTGCCTTCAAGAACACGCTGCAAGCAGGAGAGGTTCTGAGCACCAAGATCGATTTCGTCGATGCACAGCACCGCACCTTCACGAGCAGCGGTGGTCACAGGACCGTCTCGCCATTCCATGTTGCCGTTGATGAGAACGTAGTTGCCGAGAAGGTCGCCTTCATCAGTCTCCGGTGTCATCGAGACACAAACGAATTTACGTTTTGCTTTGGCGCAAGCCTGTTCAGTAGACATGGTCTTGCCGTTGCCAGAGTGTCCAGTAATAAACACTGGAAAGAATTGTCCCGATTGCACAATCGACAATACATCATCGAAGTTACCAAACGGAACATAATTTTTGTATTGCTTCGGCACTAGGTCGACCTGTTCAAGATCGGTAGTGACGTTCTGAATACGATTGTCAGATTTTTCCACAGGTCGAGTCATCGGCAGAACTTGAGCGACCATGTTAACCGTCGCAACAGGTTGATTGGAAACATTCGGTACGCGGTAGAGACCGCGCTTGATTTTATTTGATTCATCATTCGTGAACCAATGAGCCGAACCGATGCCGGCCTTTTCGCAGGCTGCCATGATATCGGCGCGATTCACTTCAGTCTTACCAAGAGCAACAAGAGCTTCAAAAAACTTCGCACGGGACTGCTGACGCTTAGACATAATATAGAGTTCCTTTTTCACAATGTACCATCATTATAACACATTCCACAAGTCTTGGCAACCAGCCATCAGGTCGCCATACCTTGAATAAACCGAGATACCAGAACACGGTTGACCTGTTTCTTACGATTCATTTCAATGAAGGCATTCTTCAGTTTCGAAGAGGTAACTTTACCTTGGATTTCCAATTCATCTTCTTCGACAATCAAACCTTTGCCGCCGGCGATCAGATAGAATTCTTCGTAACCTTGATTGTGCGAAACAAGAAATTTATCATGCCGCAATTTCTTGACCAGATTTTTACGAATGTCTTCACGGGCGAAACTGGTGTATGGATGTTTTTCATCAAAGCTTTGCCCATCTTCGTAAGTATACTTTTCAACAATCGCACCCTTCACAGCCCAAGAACTGTTGCCAGGAAGAATGAAGAAGCCGAAAACTTTTGATTGAGACATTTTACTAAACCATTGCAACCACGCATCAATGTGAGTGTAGTAACGATTGTCCTTATGTTTCAGTTTAATTTGAAACTTGTGCTCAGGATCAGTCAGAAAAACATTTTGTAAATATGTATTAATAACTGCCTCAGCACTATGTTTACGATCAAGGAAATTTTGATAATTCGTAATGTAAGTGTGAAGAGGATCAGCATCACCATCATGCACAATGATAAGGTTGGTCAAATCAAGATTGAAACGCCGGCGGAAATCTTTCATCAGGTAACCACAGGCGACAATCGCTTGAATCAACGGAGTGGAAGAAAGAGATTCTTCTTTCGGCGGCATAAACGACCAATAACGATTAGAAGCACTACCGCCGTGGGCGTAGTATTCTTTCATCGTAATCATGTTACGCAATGCCGTGGTGAATTCCGCATTTGACATGGTAGAAGTGAGATACTGACGAAGTTGGACTTTATCCAACAGAACAGAACCATTCTTCAATTCGAAACAACCAGTGAAACCAGAAATCATTCCATCGTTATGATTACTATTGAATCCGTAAACTTCGAAAGGAATGTTTACTTTGCGGCAGAACATCGACAGAATCAAAATCTGTTCAATCGAACCAGCCATGTTGTTATTCATGCTGCCAGAACAATCAAGCAGCAGAATCAGTCCGTGATTCTTGCCTTTAGGCACAATCATCATCTTGCGGAAGATGTTGTCATCGAATCGAAACGACGGCAGTTTCGCAATGTCAATCTCACCGGTATCCGAGATACGACCTTTAGAGTAAACTTTTGCAGCCTTACGCATTTCAAATTCTTTCGTGAGAAGACTGATATACTTCTCATTCTTCTTCTTGAAATCTGAAACGGCTTGGTTGATGTAAACGCTAGACGAAACGTTGCGATACAATTCCGCATAGTGCAGCGACAAAGTTTCTTGCACTTTTTTGTACGGCACCACAATTCGATCTAAACGCGGTTTCGGAACATTTAGGTAAACATACTCTTTGCATTTTTCATCGAGTAGAAGAGATTCTTTCTGGCGATAAGTCTCATCGGTTTCGCAAGACGGTTCGAAGTCACCAGAACCAGAATCGTTGCCTTGTTTTTCACCAACTTTCGATCCATCTTCAGAATCACCTTCTTCATCACCATCTTCACCTTTTTCGTCACCTTCTTCATCACCATCTTCGGTGCCGTCTTCTTCATTACCATCATCACTGTTTTCATCACCGCTTTTGGATTGAGAAGAATCAGATTCTTTAGTATCTTCTTCTTCGCCGTATTCGTCGGGATCGCCCATACCATATTCAGAGTCCGATTCTTCATCATATTCATCGGACTGCCCGTAACCATGACTATCGAATTCTTGCATCTCCGATTGTTCTTCTTTGGAGTATGCATAAATTTCATCCGTTACGCGAAGAACATCTTCCCACGTTTCAATCGCCATAACTTTTTTGACAAGCAATTGTTCGTTAGAACTGAATTGAATGTCCATGGTATACTGCGATTTGGTGTAGATGTTCAGGCGATCAATGAAAGGAAGATCATTGACGTTTTTGTGTTTGATGCCGAAGAAATCATTATCAAACAAATAACGATATCCAAGATGAAAAGAGTTGTTCAGACCAGGATAACGCCGCTTGATTTTCTTTTCAATACGGGCATCTTCAACAACGTTCAGAAAAGACTTATAGTGTCGACCTTTAGACTTGTCAGCAACAGCATCATGCCAACCTTCAGGCGGAGTATATTGAGCATGTCCAACTTCGTGACCGGCCAAAAGGTCATAAAGAGAGCCCGTCATGTTTTGCCAAATAGGAAGA